TTCTAGACAAAGCTGATACTATCATAGCACACAATGCTTATGGCTACGACATACCGGCTCTAGGTATACTGTCTAACACCTTACTAGGTAAAGACTGGTATCCTACTGCTACAGTACAATGTACTAAAGTAATGTCACAACTGCTTAACTACAGACGCTTCGGCTTCGGACACTCCCTTAAACAATGGGGTCAAGCTTTCGGAGACCAGAAGGGTGACTACAACGGTGGTTGGGAAGAGTTCAATGAGGATATGTTTGTATACATGAAACAAGATGTTCGTCTTGGTACTCGTGTTTATAAAGCATTGATGCAAGAAGTAAAGAACTATGTTAAAGCTAGTAACTCTAAGAAGATACTAAAAGCTTTACGCTCTGAAATGCAAATGGATGAGATAATGGTTAAGCAAAGTCGTAATGGCTGGTTGTTTAACAAAGAAGAAGCTGTTTCCCTTATGGGTGACATCGAAGACAAAATGAAAGCCACAGAAGATTTCATTAACCCAATGTTACCTCCACGAATTAAAAGGACAGATGGAAATGACAAAACAAAGAAACCGGCTTTCACGAAAGCAGGAAAACCACTTGCATGGATGCGTAATTGGTTTCAGCTTGGCGACGAGTGCACTGTTGATGCTTGTCCTATCTGGGGCGAATTCTCTAGAATTGAATTCATTGATGGCGACGTGGGCAATACTGACACTGTTAAACGCCATTTATATACTCTGGGATGGAAGCCAGACGAATGGAACTGGAAGAAAATAAACGGACAGTTCATTAAGACAGGTGCTAAACTATCTGATAGCTCTTTAGAGAAGCTAGGTGAAGTAGGCCAAGCACTAATGGAGTACTATACTTTAAGGTCTAGGTTGTCTATTATGAAAGGTTGGTTTGACCACATAGATGATAACTCAAGACTACACGGTGATGTATTCAATATCGGTACTCCTACATTCAGACAGACTCACAAGATTATTGCTAACTTGCCTTCTGGTAAAGCGGCATATGGTAAAGAGATACGTGAATTGTTTATAGCTAAAGAAGGCTATACACTAGTATCTGCTGACTCTGCGGGCTGTCAGTTAAGACTTCTTGCTCACTACATGGGAGACCCAAGCTATACTAAAGAAGTTCTTGAAGGTGATATTCACCAGAAGAACGCAGACATTCTTGGTAGCTCTCGTGCTGATGCTAAACCTTTTATCTTCGCATACCTATACGGTGCTGGAGGTAAGAAGCTAGGCTCTATCTTAGGTGTCTCTGATGCTCAAGGTAATAAGCTAAAGAAGAAGTTCACAGCGGCTTTCCCTGCATTGGGTAAGCTAATATCTAAAGTAGAGAACATATCAGAGAACTCTGGATTCATTCCGGGCTTAGATGATAGACCTATCTATGTAGACAGTAAGCACAAGGCTCTTAATTACCTTATTCAAGGTGCAGAGGCTGTGGTTATGAAGGCTACTGTAATACTGATTGATGAGAAGCTAACAGAGGCGGGGATAGATTACACCCACCTGTTATTCTATCATGACGAACATACAGTAGAAGTAAGAGAAGACCAAGCGGAACAAGCTCGTGATATCATCATGGAATGTTTCAGAGAAGCTCCAAAGCAATTCGGAGTTAACATAATGGATTGTGGCGATTGCATCATTGGTGACAATTTCTACGCAGTACACTAAAGGAAAATACTATGGAAAAATTAATTAATAACCACGTTGTCTTTGCTATTGATACTGGTCATGACTTACACACTCATGCTACATTTATGCGTTTCTTAGATACTAGGAATATTCTTGAGCCTTTACGTTACACACCTAAGTTATGTGTTGGCGCTTGGGATAATCAAGTCGAGTACTCTTTTATGATGGATTACAATGACTTCTATGCTCATGTACACAACTCAGGTTGGGTTGACCGTCAAGAATGTGTTATGATTATGAACCCTGTTAACCCTCGTCACACTACTCGTTATCAAGCAACATTCAGAACACGCTTTGATTGGGAAGAAGATGAGTATGCAGGTGAGTTAATTGTTAAAGACTTGTCTGAAATCATTCGTGATAGAGATGAGAACTTTACTGCTGTCATGGGTACTAACCAATTCTACGTGTTAAAATGATTAACAAAGAAATACAAAACAGGATTAGGCTGTCAGTAGCGGCCTTTTCCTATGAATATCAATCTGACTCTATTATGTCTGATGCTGAGTTCGATGAGTTATCTAAACAAATAAATCCCACGGAATCAACGGGGAATGATGTTATGGATAGGTTCTTTAGAGAACAATTTAACCCAGACACAGGCATGTGGATACACAACCATCCTAACCTAAGAGGGTTAGAAATAATCTACAATAAGTATTATAAAGGATTTTAACATGATAATAGAAGTAGGAAACACATACACTGTCTCTAACAAGAATAGGAAGACAGTTGTAGAAGTCGAGATGTATCGACACAAAGAAGAAAGCTTGAAAGGTGTTAACACAGAGATTATCTGGAGAACAGCTGAGTTTACTATTGAAATAACAAGTGAAGAAGAAGCAGAGTCATTGCAAGATATGCTTGACGGCGGTGGCGAGTTCTGTACAGACTGCTTTGATACCTTAGAAATGGAATCTTGTTGGGACGGTTGTGGTGAGGACTTAGTGCCTTGGACTACTGCTTGGTCTTCAGGAGAGTTCGAAGACTTCTTAAACGAATACTATGATTCAGAATATAGTGGTTATGATTTCTTAATTGAAAGAGACTTTGAACCAATGGAATGTATCTGGTATATTGCTAACGGAATAACAGTAGAGGAGACTGTAATATGAACGAAGAAATAACAAAAATGTTTGATGTATTCTATGCTAACATTAAGTTTGGTTTAGTACCACTTAGCGGTGAAATGCAAGACCATCTTAGAGAACTAGAAGACAAAGTAGTTGCCTTTGAATATGACATGAGTGATGCTGACCAAGAGTATCACTGGGGTGAAGGTTATGACTCAGGCTTTAGTGAAGGCTATGACAAAGGCACAGAAGAAGGCTATGACGACGGCTATGAAGCTTGTGCTCAAGAAATAGAAGACTTAAAAGATGAGATAGCAGAGTACAGAGAAATGGTCGATGACTTAAGAGAGGTAAACGTTTAATGTTCACAGTAGACCAAGAAGACGGGAGTAACGTAATTACTTCCCTCGACAGCAAAGGCGAATTCGCTGATGTTGAAGTTATCTTAGACAACGAACAAGTATATCTAAGACAGTGGGATGAGAACTGGCAAGAGTACTCTGTGTTAATAATATCTCACCAACAATTAAACGACATTAGAACAGCAATAAGGGAAATATAATGAAAGAAGAAGAACTTATTAACATTGTATTAGATTATGTGGTTTACAACGGTTTATTAGGTTGTTTACCTTGTCAAGACGACGATGAAAGTAGTGGTGAAATTGCTTTAACCGCCGCTTTAGCTCTTAAAGAATTAAGAAAGGACACATAATATGGATTCAAAAGAATTTCAACATGAGATAGCTCGCTTCTTTGAAGACGGGACTACAGAAGAAACACTCTTCCTTGGGCTAGCGTCTGAGGTTGGTGAAGTAATGCAATCTAGAGTAAAAGAAACCCGTAAGGGGCTAGAGTGCACTGCTGAGATAGCAGACGAACTAGGTGATGTACTTTGGTATGTCGCTACTATAGCGCAGTCTAGGGGATACTCTCTGGGCGACATAATGCAAGATGTTGTAGACAAGTTACGAATACGTAATGAGTCTTATGATGCGCACGGGTTTTATACTCAAGGTCCACGATAAGTACCTTAAAAGTATGAAGAAAAAATACTCCCGAATAATGACCAAAGGAAGGTTTAAATAATGACATTAGCTATTATTGATGGTGATGTTCTCCTGTATATGAGTATATGGGGTTCAGAAACCTTAGAAGAAGGAAAGACTAAATTTAAAAGTACTATGAGTGATGTTACTAACTCACTGTTCACTGAAGACTATGTTATGGCTATGGGTGGCCCTGACAACTATAGATGTGACTTGTATGTTGACTATAAGAGGTCAGCTAGTCGTGTTAAGTCGAAATCTACTAAGCCAGATTGGTTTGATGATTTGAAGTCTTGGACAGAAGAATACTATGATGGCTGTATTATCACTGACAATTGTGAAGCTGATGATATGGTTCGTGTATGGGCTGTGGAAGCTAAGAAAGCGGGAATACAGCATTGTGTAGTAACAATCGATAAAGACTTAGATTGTATTGAGGGTAATCACTATAATCCTCGTACTAAAGTTCTTTATCAAGTATCAGATGAATGGGCTGGTTACTTTTACTGGAAACAGTTATTGATGGGTGATTCCACTGATAACATTCCCGGTATTGCAGGTATCGGTCCAAAGAAAGCAGAGAAGATTCTAGAAGGCTCTAAAGATAAGACTGAGCATGTAGAACGAATCTGTCGTGAATATCATAACGCTTACGGTGACGATGGTTTCGACCACATGTTACTGAACGGTAAATTGTTACACATCTGGAGGCATATCAATGACCACTTCGTCATCAAAAAAGAAGTATACGAAGCCGCTATTAAAGGCTGAGTTAGGTCACTGGAAGACTAAGGTTAAGATTAACCCTAGTAAAGCTTTCGGTTTCCTATACTGTATACACAATAAAGAAACAGACCAATACTACTGGGGTAAGAAACAATTCTTCCACGGTGGTAAGA